TATCAACCGTAGTTGAATTTTGTGTCGAACTCAGGTTTCCACCCAGGCATACGTCGCCAATTGTATGCGGGGTAGTCCGGAGAAGGTTGCGGCGGCAGGACATAGTCGTCCCAATAGTTGACCCAGGGCGATTTCAAGTACTTGTCTAGAACAGGACACGAATACAGTTGATCTGACATCATCGAATCGTAGAACGCTTCCAACGTTTTCTGATCGGATACACTGATACCGTAAAGTTCCTGGACAAGCAGCCTCGTCTTCACAGGGGGTTCTATGGGCCGGATGTTTGCCTCATCCTTGATAGCACTTAGCAAGGTGTCTCTCCACCAACCATCAATTTTTGCACGCGTGACATAACGCAGAGTCTCTTTCGAGACCTGCCTAGTGGCTCGTAACGCGGCCCAGGCCAATGACTGTACAATTGGACAGCCCGGGTATTGATGTGCATATGAAAGCGCTTTGCACCTCAGGATTATTTGCTTCTTCCGATTCCTGGATTGAGCATATTTTGCGTCTCCCCAACCAAATCCGACAATGACAGGTAAGGGGTCGCGGACATTAACGTTATCTCCGGGTTCGAAAACGATGCCGCAAAAAAGGCGCTTGAAATGGATGTGTGCACTTGAAGCTTTATGATCAGACCGAGCTTAGCAAAATCTTCTGTGGTTGGGGGCACGCCCGCGCCAACAAAGAGACCATCGTCTCCCTCCACCACACCAACGACATTGCTGAAGCCTTTCTTCTTGCACGTGAACAACATAAACATTAGATTTGAAAACCCGTTGCCTAATGAAGTGTTCATCTCTCCAGACATGCGCCTAGCGACGACGCGCACCATGAACCATTTAAACTCACATCGATTCTCTCCAGTCAGTACATTATAGAGCACTCTGACAACCTCCCGACCAGTCGGAAGATCTTTGCACAGGTAATCATAGAGCACAAATTCACAGCATTCCATGACCTTGCTTTTAAAAAGAGCTTCAAATGAAGAGTAGTCTGTGGCCAGGTAGATCCCTTTCTCCTGGTACAGCATGTTCATGATGTAGGCCGGTCTGTCTTTAACCGGGACGTGTTTGATGAAAGCCGGGTGTTTGTACACCTCCGACTCCATCGCTTTGCATAAAGGGCCGAAGAAACACTTGAACATGTCGACTCGCGCGTTGATGCCGCGAGCGTGCTTCATTTCTTCGTACCATTCATCCTTACCGTGACCTTCGACTTTTGAGTTCTTGACAGATTCAGGACATCCGTCAAAGTTTTCCCAGGTTTCACGGAGTTCTTGCTTTCTCCACTCGGGGTATGAGGTTCCAGCAAGCCACGTCTCCAGACTAAGATCAGTCTCGGGCGATAAGGGCTTAAAGTTCTTTTGTACAAAATCCAGCGTGAAAGCCCGTAGTTCTTCTAACAACGCTGAATCTGGTTCGGGAGGTTCCATCACAAACCTCTTGCGAACCCCTGCCTCCATTGTGAGGGGATCAGATAGATCCGGATGCGGCGGCGCCGCTCCTCTATATATACAGCCAAGTCCCGCCATAGCAACAGGACGACGCATTGGGTCATGGACAATATTTACATTCTCAGTAATCTTCGTCTTATCTGAG